CTAAACCAAACAAGCCTTGAGCCGCACCTTGTAGTGGCGCAAACTGTTGTTGTGCTTGTTCAGCTTGCATCAAGCCACCACCTGTTAGACCTAAGAATCGGTCTTGCATGGCTTTTAATTCAGGGTCTAAGGTGTAACTAGCACCAGAAACACGACCTGTTGTAGGATCAGTCTGGAATTGAGACTGACCAAAACGTGTAGTAACTCCTACTGGTCGAAAGCGAGCTTCTTCAGCGGCAATCTGTGCCGCTCTAACCTGTGCATCGGCTTGCGTCTGTGCGGCTCGTCTAGCAGAACTACCGCCCAACAAACCACCCAATAAAGATGCTCCTGCTGCTATAAATGGCATATCAAACTCCAATCAAAATGTCGTCCACTTTTGACGGGTCTTTTTCGTCAGTGGCGTGAATACAAAACCAAACACAATCTGTCAACGCTTTAACACCATGCGTCAAACCTGCTTTAATCTCAATGCAAGCTGGCGCTTCAATAACCTCTACATCCTCACCCTTCATCACAGCAACCTTACCTTTGGCAAGAATAGACAAATGGCTAAAGTCATGTACGTGCTTCAGAATAGCCATGCCTTCGCTAAACTGCGACTCTTTGGCGTACAAACCATCGCTAAAGTGGTGTGTAATCATGCAGTGCGCTTCCACATATAAACTGTGATGTACGGCTGGTAGTTGGCGTTTGTGCCACTAGAACCAGTAGATGAATTGGTTGTGGCAACGGTAACTCCAGTTGTCTTTGTTTCAACAAAGTTCTCACCACCAGTTGGGGCTGTTTGTATATAACCCCTTGAAGCAGTAGCATCACCGCCTTGGACATTTCGTGTAACTGATTCAGAAAGTCCCCTCGTTGTTCCTGTGCTAGCTGCGCCCATCAACCCGTGTGTGTGACCAGCATCTGTAACAGTAGATGTTGCAGTGTGTGTGTGAGATACAGTTATTGCATCAGCACTACCGCCTGTTTCTTCAGCAGTATCAAACAGAGCATTACCAGAGTCGAAACCAACCATAACTCGACCAGCACCAAATGCTGACCAAGTGCCAAATCCTAGAAGAGTGCCAGGATTGGTAGAAACAATCGCAGTGTAAATAGCACCAACAGGGAATAAAGCAGATTTAACCGCAGTAATTGCCGCATCAGTATAGGCAGTTGTTGACAAAGCAGTGCTGTTATTACCGGCACTTTGAGTTACACCAGTAGTACCAGTTGGTAAAACAGGACTACCAGTAAATGTAGGAGATGCCAAATCAGCCTTGGTCGCAATGGCAGTAGAGATATTGACAAACTCTGTGTTGATCTCTGTACCTTTGACGATCTTTAGTGGATCACCACTTGATAGAGCGTCTTTGGTAGCGAAATTGGTACTCTGTGTATAGTTACTCATACTGTCTTCCCGTCTTTAAATTGAATTTCGATTCTCTGAATTGATAACGGAGAACCATTGATGTCTGCTTCATAACCAGTTTGAACAATCTTGCCGCCACCAGAAGCAGAAGCACTCAATGTCTGTAGGGCAACACCATCAGCATATTGAGCAACTACAGTAGCATTTGCACCATACTCAGCAATACCATACTCAGACACGCCTTGAGTAGGAATCTGTGCATTGGTTGACAAATAATTGGCGCTGAAATCAAAGCCCCATTTCATTGTTAAAAACTGATTTGTTCCACCAATTACGACAACTTTTAACCTCTTTAATAGAGAAGTAACACCCGCAGTACCTAAATCTGAATGGTTTGTGTAGTACAAGATCCGATAAGAAGACGTATAGTCTTGATATGTACTGTACTTACCAACATAACCATTCTTTCCAATCAGAACATCACCATTTCTGCGTGAAAGCAATGCTGTAGGCTCAATAGAGTCCCAACTTGTGACACGGAATGACCCATCTTGCAATTGCCCTCTTGTATCAAAGCAATAAACTTCTTTGACAGTAGGTAGTGTCAATAAGTAAAAGGCTTCTTTTTCAGAGTAAACAGTCTTAATGTTAGCAAGTGTTTCACTTCCAACAATCGACATGAAGTCACTGCGAATATTCTTAGACAAGTCTCCAATAGGAGCAGACTTCTCAATAATCGTTCTGGCAAATGATCTAACACCAGAGTTAGACAAGAATAAAACATCCTTACCAGTACTCTGAATAGAATCTCTAGCAATACATCCAATACCGCCAACAGTGTCACTTAGAGACATCGTAGAAGGGGTAGTAGCATTGGCATACACCAGAATCTGACGCTTACCAAAGATGATTAAGAAGCCATTGTGCGCTGCCAAACCTGTGATTTCATCAGCACCATTAGCCCAAACTCTATCAATATTCAGAGTTCCAGATGTTCCTGTACTCCAAACATGACCCGCTAACAGATCAGAGAAGTAAACGGTTACGTTGTCAGTAGTTGTATCAGCCACCCATAAGCGACCAAAAGCAGATATAACGATGTTTCCAGAAGGAACAGTCCCTACATAACCAGTTTTCTCGCTAACTCTGCGATAAGTAGATGTACTTACAGCAGGGTCAAAGATCAATGGATCATGGCCTACTTGGAAGAAATAGGTAATTCCATTTAAAGAAGCACATGACCAATTACTCGCAGTAATAGTAGGAGCAGTACCACCCCCACCATAGGTCAATTCAGAAACAGCATTTGAACCATCTAACTTGAATAACTTGTTATTACCTGCAAACAGAATTGTAAGAGTGCCATCAGCTTGAACTAACTCATGGATAACTCCAACATTGTTAGCACCAAGATTGCCAGAAGATGAATTAACCCGTGCCCAACCCTTACGAGCGCCAATACGACCATATTGGTCAATGACACAATTAGTCGCAACCAAAGCAAACCCTGCCGCCAAATCAAGCGGAGAGTCTTGTGTATTCAGACCAAAGAAGCCTGGCGCTGAGATACTTGCTGTTTGGAGTTGTTGGCTCATATTGCTACAAATTCCTGAGCCTCTGGATAACGAGTACCCTCTAGAGCAATGTAATCAGCAAGCATAGAACGGTACAGTTGATAGGCTTCAGAAGAGTTCAATCCACCATCTTCTCCACGCTCTACCAATGCTCTGGCATAGGCATTCTGAATAACCAAAACATCAGGAACTAAAACATTAGTGCCATCAGAAGAGAGTGGTGCTTGTGGAACAGTCAAAGCAAATGGGATGTTATATACGCCATCAGGACGGGCATAGAAAACTACTTTGGTGTCTCCATTGCCATCTACACCATCAAACGCATAAAACTCAGGAATACCACTGATAGCGGGTACTAAGTTCTGATAACGGTTCATCTGCACGAAACTAATGTTCTGCAAACCAACATTGGATGTGGTGTTCAGAGCATCCATCACTTGAAACTTCTGACCCGCACCTGTCATCGAGTAGATGTAAGTGCCAGCAGTGGTTGTGATAGTCACTGTTTGACCAAGAACATTCCAACCATAAGAATCTTCAATCTGACGCTTGGCATCGTTAACGAACTTGCCAATCAAGGTTGAGTATGCTGTCTCCGTCACTGTAGAAACTTGCGTCTCTCGCAGACGAATAAGAACATCATTAACTAATTGTAGAAATGTCATGATCTTGATGCTCCGTTCCTCTTAGAAATAGCTTTAGCCTTGGCTTTGGCGTCTTCCTTGGACGATGCACCCCAAGCTCTAAGAGAAAGAAGAAGTCGGGTAGGCTTTCCATCTTTGATCTCAGCGCCAGGCATATTGCCCATTCGTGCTAAAAAGGATGCCCTACGAGGGTTATCTCCCGACTTTACTGGCGCTTTTAAATTGCCACCAGTTTCTGCATTATAAGATGCTCTACCCTTGGCATTCAAGCCCCCAGAAGCAGATTTACCCTCTTTTCTTTGCCAAGCAGGGGATTTCATTTCTTTTTAGCAGTCTTAGCTGCTTGTTTAAATGCCGCCTCAGTAGGAGCGCCTTTAGAACCAACCTTACGCATCTTTTCCTTAGAACCCGCCTTGATGCGCTCTTGCTTGGCATTGATGTTTGCGTAAAGACCTTGTTTCATTTCTTTTTCCTAGATTGAGATAAAGCAATGGCAATAGCCTGTTTGGGCTTCTTAACAACAGGGCCACCTTTGCCAGAGTGAAGCGTTCCCGCCTTGTACTCTCGCATAACTTTAGAGATCTTGGCTTCTGCTTTTGTCTTTTTCATGCCAACTCCGTAACAGATACTGTAGATGCAGCGACTGTTGCATCTTTGATAAATGCTATTTTTTGACCAGGACTTACTCGAACAATCTCAAAAGAGTTATTTGGAATCATTGTAGAAGTTGTAATACTTGCTGTTGGGTTTGAACCAATTTGGTAATGGGAATGACCTAATGAGCAAGCAATACGAATCATTGTTGTTGATGCACCAAAAGCAGTCATCTGAACGCTAGAGTTAGTAACAGAAGCAACTTGGCTAGTCCCCAATGAAGGAACTCCAAAAGCAACATTGTTTGGGTCTAATTGAAATATTGACATTATTTTCCTCGTCCAGTTTTCTTCATCATGTTAGTAGCAGTACGGCTACCACGGACGGGCATAGACTTAGGCTTACCAACAGCAACCACAATGGTTACAGGCATACCTTTGGCTTTTTTAGGAGCTTTAGAACTAGTCATTTTGGGGGATTTTCCGTACATCATTTTTCCTTGGTTATGGGGCCGCCACCTTTCCACGCATCACAAGTACGGGCGGAAGCACAAGTGAATTGAAACAAATCGCAATATCCGAGATCTGCGGCTTTGATAAACTCTTCGTCATAGGACAATTCATCTTCGCCTTCATCCTTTTCTAGTCCACCAATGATGCATTCCATCATCTTAGGAGTCTGGATAAAGGCCGCACAATTACCACAAAGCATTGATTTAATGCTTTCAGTAGGTGCGTTATACATCTTGGCCTTCTTTAGCCAAAACAATTCATTAGGCTCTTCTGGGTTAGGTGGGCCATAGCCAAACTTCTTGAACGCATTATTGCGGTTCTTCAGATTGATCTGAATATCCTGAGTGGCTATAGGGCAGATAACACCAGATAGTAAGCTCATCGTATTACCTTAGTCGCAATAAACGAAATGATACCGCCAACAACAGAGGCGATAGCCATTCCTACAAAGAAACCGCCTTTAGACTTGTTTGCCATCTCTAAAAGCGTCTTAATATCTTGCCGAAGTGCATGAACTTCAGTCTGTAAAGCCTCAACTTGAGCTTCTAGCTTACCAAATTCGCGTGGATCAATTTCAGACATTTGCGACTTTCTTTGGTCTACCTAATTTTTTTACAGGAGTAGGTTGAGATAGAACTATTGGTTTTTCAAAGGACTCTTTTTCTTGTCCATCAATTCTGACATATCCTGCATGACCTTTCATGCTGTCAATATCGTGCTGATGAACAAAAGTTACTGTTTGACCGCTTACCAAACAACGAAATGTAGCCATAAGAATCCTTTGAAAAAGGGGGTTATTAGCCCCCCTTTATTAAACTGCACGAGCCACGATAAGGTTCAATGTAGTTGATGCCAAGTCCACAGAACCTGCTGTTGGGTTGTAGGTCACGATAGTCACTGTATTAGCGGCTGAAACATAGGCTCTACGAACCAAACCTGCTTCAGATACGCCAATTGCCATACCGAGAACCATATCACCTAGTGCAACGCCTGGAACTGTAACTGTATCTGTAGCGGTAGATACGGTAGCTACTGATGCGCTATCGAGAGTACAAATAACGTCCCAAGTGTCTGTAAAAAGACCACGGAACTGGTCATTACCCCTGCGGGATGTGACTGCTGTTGCTGCTGCCATAATAAATTCTCCTAATTAAGTTAAAAAAGTCCCCCCACCACGAAGGCAGGGGGCGCAACTGCAATTAGGCTGGAACTGCCAAAGCAAAGGCGGCTGAAGCATCAGCAGCAGTGCTAGTGGCGTTAGTACGGAGAGCCTTGACACCATACAAAGTATCAGCAGTAAACAATGTACCGAGGTACTCTTGCTTGTACTGAGTCTGTGAACGGATGCCCAACTGCTCAACCAACACCATGGAGTCTTTGTGACCCATCAAGCAAATACGGTCAGTGGTAGAGTTACCAGCGCCAGTATCAGCGTTAGAGGAAGCAAAAACAGCCATACCATAAAGCTGACCAATTTCACCGTTGCGGATTGCATCGCCATTGCCGACAAATGCTTGCTCAGTGTAACGAGCCAAACCCATCAGCGTGTTACGGCTTGAGGGTGGGATCAAGAAGAAACGACCGTCCATAGGAACATCGTTGTCATCAAGACGTTGGATAGTGCGACGAATAGCGGCATCAGTCAAAGCGGCTGCGTTTGAAGATGTGCTGTTGTAAGCAGTAGTACCATCAGAACCAACAAAGGCTTTGGTGGATGTGTTGCTAGTAGCATAGTCGTTAGTACCGACAGTAGCGCCATTGAATGCACGACCCAATTGAACCAAGTCAGTGTCGATGCGTTTAGCCAAGGCATAACCAGCGTCTTCTGTGTAGAAAGAACGCAGTGATGTCAGAGCTTGAACTTCGACGATGTCTTCGATCAAACGTGAGTATTCATAGTGCTTGTTGATCGACACTTGAATCTGAGTGTCGCTCTCTGCAATCAGAGTAACGGCATCAGTAGCGGCCTTCAAAGAAGCATTGCCACGAGCGGGGCTAGGGATGTTGATATTGTCACCCTTTTTGCCTTTGAAAGACATCTTCTTGACTATGTTAGCCAAAACGAGGTTCTTTTTATAGGCGGCAACAATTTCATCACTCCAAATTTCTGGAATGAAGTTAGCTGCGGAGGTAGTGGTTACACTATTTGTGGGGGAAAATGCGGTATTAGCCATGATTAAATTTCCTAAGTTAAATTATCGAACACGACCTTCGGAATATGCTTGCATGATTTCATCACTCAATGCTTCATATCTAGAAGGATCAGTCATCTTGAGACGAATGAGGTCACTCCTTCGATAGACTCTCTTTGAACTTTCTCCAGATCCACCTACATCAACTTGTGCGGCTTTCATGCTCTTTGTCCTCTGTGCGTTACCCGCTTGTTCAGACTCTTTAGCTTTAATACCACGCAATTGTTTGAAGGTAGACAACAATTCATTAGCCGAATCATAGTCAAAATCACCATCAGCCTTTGCGTAGAGTCCCAAGCGTACAGGTGATGATTTCACCCAGTTTTGGAACTCAGAATCATTGACTACTTGTGAGTAATCAGGATGATCTTGCGCTAACTTCTGTTGAATTTGCATCCTTTTGAAATCTTGACCAGCTTGTCTGGCCGCAAGAACATCAGGATGTCTATCAATCGTATTTTGAACTGCTTTCTGAGGATTCTCAAAAAAGTCAACTTCAGGTTCTTCCTCAACTTGCTGTTGTTTTGATCCAAGGTTTTGCTTTAGCAACTCATCAGCCAATTTACGGACTTCGCCAACCTCTTGGGCTTGCTTACCAATGAGCTTTTCAGCCTCTTGGTGCATCCGTACTATCTCTTCTAGACTTTTTGCCCTGTATTTCTCAGGAAGTTCAGTTTTAGACTCTTCTACTTCGAGTTCGCCTAGCGGCTCTTTTTCATTATCAATCAGCATATTTTTGTTCCTGCCAAAATGGTTGTAGGATAATCAACTCGGCTTTCGCTTATGAGTTGGCTTTGCGCTCTGCATTCAATTTGTCGATGTGTTTAGCCTCAAACCGCCCATAAGAGGACGGAAAATGACCAGACCAACCTTCTAAATTGAAGTTAGGTGCGCTTATTATGCGGTGAGCAATCCCACCACATTTACACTGAATTTCAGTAGTCTCATAAACTACCAAAGCCTCAGTGCATTGCCCGCATTCGCAAGCAAATTCATACATTCTTTTCATTCAAATCCTCGTATGCTCGTTCGCTGACACTTTTAAGTGTTTTTAGCCAAGTCAGGATAGAAATCTCGCCTTTGCGAAATTGTAAACTTTTTTCGTCTGCAATGGTAGATACATTATTAACTGCTTCTAACATTACATCAATATCTTCCATTAGGTCAATCCATCCCTGTTGGGAAAATAGATCAAATCTACTTTCGTAGTATTTTTGGAGGTCAGGAGTCATGCTTGACCCCAAGGTGTCCCACTAGCCGTTACTGGTGCTTTCTGCAAAGCAATCTGAGCAGCAAGAGCCGCTTCAGTCGCGGTTTTGTCTACGCCATTAGCCCACACCCATCCAAGCACTGTGGCTTGTGTCAGGTCTGCATAAGGCGTGTTGACTGTGCCTTCAGCCCATGAGCAAGTTGAGTAAGTAGATGCTGTATGTTCTCCGTCTACTGCTGTGGCTTGCCAATGTGCCGTGGTTACAAAACCATCTGCTGTTTTGCGGTCAAGTTGTGAGATTGTCCAAGTGGTAGTCATTATTTAGCCTCCAAAGCAGTAATACGTT